CTGATAGCCCTGTATCAGAATATTCAGACACAACCAGACGTGGTACATAAACATCTACAGAAGATGTTCAACGAATACGACAAGTGTTCAGGTACCGAAGTTAATCGCGAACCCAAAACACTAAAAGAAGCCAAACAGGCGAAAGAAAATTATTATTACTGGACGAGAAAGAAGTTTAATTTAAATAAGGAAGAAACGGCTGAGCGTTCAGCTATATTTCTATTTTTGAATAAAACGTGTTTTAGAGGTGTGTATCGAGAAGGACCTAATGGGTTTAATGTACCGTATGGACATTATAAAACCACACCTAAAATTATTACTAAAGAGGAACTTTTAAAGGTGAGTGACCTTATCAAAGACGTACACTTTAGACGATGTGATTTTCGTGAAGCATTTAAGGAAGTAGAAAAGGGTGATTTTGTGTATCTCGACCCACCATACGCACCAGAGACAAAAACATCCTTCGTAGGATATACAAAGGATGGATTCGGAATCAAGGACCACGAAGATTTATTCAATTTAACTAAGACATCTGGGGTTGATTTTGTGATGAGTAATGCTAAGGTAGATATGGTTACAAATACATTTTCTGATTACAATATAAAAGACGTGAAAGCACGTCGAGCTATAAACAGTAAAAATCCTGAATCTACGACGACTGAAGTACTTGTTTCGTCATCCACTCAAAAATAGCATCTTCGTTGACACCATAAAAAGCTGGGTAAATTGTCCACCTATTATCTCGAATATGAACTTTCCATGTTGAGCCCATTTGTTTCGCGAAAAACACTGGTATCCCATGTTTTTCGTTAAACTTAATAGCAATTTCATATTTTTTCTGGCGTCCAAACCACCAATCGTTAACAATAAACATCATATGAACTTTTTCAACACTGGGATACAGTTGTTTGTACTCCTCAAGTAGGCATGGTCCCGCGCGAATCTTTTCATCCACGGAGCCACTCACAATCTGGTGTTTTGCTTCGATGATGAATAGTGTTTTTTTGTCATCGCTCACGAACGCTCCATCGGGCTTCTTTTTGTGTTCCCAATACGGATCTTTGAGGTCTTTCATAAACTCGACGAATTGGTCTTGGTCAATGTACGTAAACGTACGGTCTCCAATTATGTGTCTACCCGTGGGACGGAAACAATCCTCGAAGGGTTTTCCACTTGCATTGGTGTTCGCACCTCCTGTACCACCGGTCTTCATTTTATGGAATAATCAGATTGATTTCTTTAGGTTCGATCGGTTCACTTAGGTGCCAATTCCATAAATAATAGTACACAAACCCGTTTCCTTTGATGAATTTTTCCTTCTCGAGTGTTTCTGTACACACACCCACCTCGGCACTGTTGAAAACATGGAAACCAAGATTTCGGGCGATGAGAAAGGCGTCGTTGTACACATCACCCACTATGAAAAATCTATATACTTGATTTATAGTTCCCGATCCGTCTCGACGTTCATACGGAATATCATAGAATGAGATGAAATCGTTTGTGGTGTCGTTCACGTATGAATGAATAGGTAGAACAACTCGTTTCACGTATTCTTCTGTGATGACCGGAGCTATCTTAGATTCCTTTACGTGTTCTTTGAGTATCGAAGTTACTTTTGGTACATCTTCTATGTTCATTTTTCTCCATACATGTTTGCACGGACCTCGAATATCGTAAAACTTTTCACGGAGTCGATTCGTTTGGTGGAATCCAGTCTTTACGAGATGTTTCACATCTAAGAACCTATGCCAATAACAGGATTTAGTGATGGGTGTAGGAATCTTTGTGACGGCTGTATAAATAGCCTGCCAAATACCTCTCTTATTCGCTCGACGCTTAATTTCAGTTATGAGAAGTGGTGCGAGTCTCGCTGAGCGATACGATGGATGCACACACAGGTAATCAATTTGGGTCATTTTATGTTCCTTCCCTTCTACATTCACGTCCAAAGGTGTACTGGATATGTACCCCACCAACTCTTTCGTGTCGATCTTTCGAATACAAATACTATCATCTATAGACCATTTAAGACCTTCAACCGTGTACGCTAATTTAAACTGTCCGTGTACTACGTAGTATTCTCTTAAAAATTCACACGCTTCTTTCATGTTACACGAAGACCATACAAGTCCTTCTGGAAGTTTTGTTGTCTTTTTTGTGATATCACGAGACTCATCTATTTCACCGGGTTTTGTACCTTCTCGAGGTACGGGTTGTTTATCCCAGTACTCGTGCATTTACATAGATAATAGCTTAAAGTTTTAAGCCTATGTATAAATATAATGTCCCTTGAACAAGATTATACCACCGTACCCGGTCAAATCTACGCGTGTCTCTCTATCGTTGGTCCAGATGCACCCCAAAAGAATGATAAATTTGGTATCAAGATTCGTGGTGCTTTTGCCAACCGTGACGAGGCTGCCAATCACGCCAAGCGCCTCCAAAAGGAGGATCCCACGTTTGATATCTACGTCGTAGATATGTATAAGTGGCTTCTCATTCCCCCCGATTCTGCAAAGATTGAGGATGTTCATTATACGAACGAGAAGTTAGAGGAAATTATGTCTGGATACAAGGAGAACCAGGCCCAGGCTGCTCGTATGTTCCAGGAACGTAAGCAGGGTATGATGGACACAAAGACTGGATACACACCGGGTGACGAGAATTCTAAATTCTACACGAAACCTGATGAGGCTCCAATTTCTCACCCCGCTGAGGTTCTTGAGCGACTTAAGAAGGAAAAACCTGGTACTTCTATGGAGGAACTGGTTAAGGAGGCTGACGAAATCGTAAATGAAGAGATGAAGGAGCGACAGAGGAAGCGCGAGGAGGACGCCGCTAAGGCTGAGGCGTCGACCGAGGCAAAGGATGAGGAGGCAAAGGAGGCGGGAGAACCCGAGGTTTCTTCCGCGTAAATAATATTCATATACAATAAAACAAAATGATTAGGATTATCATCACGATACTCCTAGTCGGAGCTTTCTTTATTTTGTTTTTTAAACCAAAATACGATTTAAAAAACAAAACAGTTTCTGAACCATCTACTACAAAAGGGTTTGTTGAAGATACATACAGGGGTCCCATTACGGATAGGTTTGTACCCCCTAAATACGGTGACATAGGAACGTTTGTTGCTTACTCTGGTGTTCCAGAGGAACACTGGTTAAATGGATTTCCACAGGATCCGTCGACACCTGAAAGTTATGAAGATTCTGATACCAAACTGTCAAGACGTATACGTGATTTAAGTAAATAGTTAGGTATACCTGAGTATCACTGGCTGCATAGTCTTGCCCATAAAAAACCCTAAAAGAAAAACAGCAAACGCGATTATCCACGTAGATTTATCAATGTTCGTGAATATATCGATTTTTGCATTTTGCTGAGGTGGAGGAGGTGGATAATTCATTTCACTTGGATGAAAATAATACGGCTGGTCTTCAACTATCTCCTGCTTTTCTTGTTCAATTTCTTGATTTAAAGGATCTATAGTGGGATTGTACTCGATGGGATTACCAATATCAGTTTCCATTTCTAATATAGATTTTGTTTTTTTTAAGCTGATTCTTCCTCACTCTCACTCTCATCATCTACCACGAAATCCTTGAGATTACCATTTTCATCAGCGTCTTCGTCATAATCATCATCACTACCTTCTTCTGAGTTATACTCGTCTTCAGTATCAATTACTGAATCATCTTCAAAATCTTCATGATCATCTGTAGCATAATCGTCGTCTAATACGGTTTCTACCGGTATATAAAGAACGGGCTTCTTTATCACTCTACCAAAGCGAGAACGAGTCATTTATACTTTAACCGTTGTTCTGTTTAAGTATCTTTAGGGTGAAGTTTATTAGTTATTTTAGGGAATAAGATGTGAGTTCTTCCGGTATTTTTCTTACATATTGGACATTTTTGTTTTATTTTGTTTTTAGTGATGATGTACGACATAGTTTTATTTTCGTGTACACCAGAAATAGTTTCACAATAATTAGAGGTGGTTAACACTAAAAAATTATTATTATTTCGTGTTACATTAACTACGTGTGTATCATCACTACATTTCATATTCGTATTAATGAAGTTTTCAAGATCTGGTTTTACGTCCATCTGTTTAATTTCTGGTTTTTCTATGATTTTTTTTATTTCGGGACACTTTGTGAGTGTTTCCTTTTTAGGGTACAGTTTATCAATAATGTCATTTGTTAGTTTATGTCTTCTACCACAGAAGTGTTCACAAAAGCCATCACGTCTTCCCTTGATTGTTTCATGTCGACTGAAACATTTTTGGAGAATGAACTGTCCGCTTATGATGAACCATACATGATTCGACCCATGATTTCTTTTTACGTTTTCACAATATCTAGAATTTGTCGCTGCGAAATATGTTTCTTTGTTTTTGAATAGTTTAGTGATGTATGCACCATCTTGACCCTCCATATTTTTTCGAATAAATGTTTCTATTTTGTGTTTCAATTCTTCATCATATATTTCATTATTCATTTGTTCATCTGAAAAGGAATTTTCTTTGATTTTCAAAGATACAGAAGGTGGCTCTACCGTAACGGTTTTGGGTGCATCGGTTCGAACGGCTGACATTTTAAGAATTTCAACGGTTGGGTCCTGACCTATTCTCGTGAGAGAACCAACTTTGTATATGAAAACAGGAAGATACGCCAGTTGGTCTACTCTACCATTATCACAATCTTTACACCCTTTACCATCGCATGCTTCATGTTTTGCTCGTTTATACGACCATGGCATTCTAAATCCACTCCCCTTTGTCTTTCTACGTGCGTCACCGTATACAGATGAATCGATAATCTCATTCCAATCCATATTACTCTTAAATTTCGAGAGGGACACGAGAATATGTTCGCGGAGTGAGATGGCAGATATCTGATCAACCACAAAATTGGGCCAATTGAGGTGTACACCAGTTTTAATTAAGTCACCTGACGGTTTAGGTTGTGACACAGAAACGAGACATTCTTTACCACCGTGGAACTTTACCGTCTCACAAATAACTTTAGAAATATCCTGAATCTCATCTATTCCCAGGGGTTCTGGGTGTTTATAATCGATATCCACGAAAAAGTTATACGTCTCACTCTTTTGTTCGACGACGTAAATCCTTTCTCCTGATTTTACAGCCTTAATATACATATCGTAAAATTCATTCAATCTATCAAACGGCACAGAGAGTTTACCTCCGTCCATGAGCACATGTGATAGATTGGTAGCATTATTGAATTTTTGCGACCAATTCTTAAACATACCTTATTATTGTTCATCATCTCTAAACCACTTCATACATGATACGTCCTGATACTCCTTTGTTTTAGAAAGTTCCTTCTTAAAGGTTAACAATTCATATACTGTTTTTTCTTCATTTTGTTTGAGCCATTCCTGAATTTCCTCTTCACACATACCTCTGTTCTTCTCTAACAGTTCACTTATCTGCCTTAAAATAAAAGCCTTGGACTTCATTATTTAATAGAGAAGGTTTTTCTGTTATGAGAACTTATGCACGCATAAAATTTAGGATTTTTTATGACATTGTCTATGATGAGTTTCCAACGTTTACGTGAGTTAAATTCTTCGAGTGTATCATAACTCATGTAATCGTTTTCGTCGTGTGTTTTGCGTATGGGTTGATTGTTCATCTTTTTAATTTGTGTCTTGTGTTTTTCTTCATAGAATCTTCGTATTTGGGTTTGTTGTTCTGATCGGTTATAATTAACGAAAAATATATACACATTATATTCCAGGTCTACCGTTGGACTTTCTTTGTGTATAAATTTAAATTCAGTGTATTCGCCATTCTTGAGGGAGACAACTCCACGTGTTTCTTCTTCCAATTCTCGTAGTGCGCATCGTAAAGGATTGAATATTTCTCTTCGTCTACACCCCCCTGTGACAAAAATCCAATCCTTGAAGCGCCAATCCCTCACTGTGAGAAACCGAGGTTTCCCGTCGATAAAGCTAACCGGTATTGCAATCGCCTTGTACTTCTTCATTGCGCATTCGCAAGTTATAATAAGGCGATATGTTTATTCGTCCTCCTTTACATCACTTTTCTTGGGTTCCTCTTCTGTCTCAGGAACAGAGGGTTCCTCGGGGGGAGCGCTGAGGTGCCTGACGACCTGGGCTGAAAAATTCTTAAACCCATCAATATCCTTTTTAGTCTTGTTTAACTCTTTAAAAAGGAAAACGAGTGCTACGGCGCATACGATGGTGGCGACGATCAAAAGAGTGTCTTTCGTAACGGGAATCATTTATAAATAAAAATAACATCTTCTTTTTAAGTATTCTACATCACGGCACCCATTTTGGTTTTACCAGGTGTGGGACACTCGTATGGTGTCTGAGCGAATTGGACGGCTTCGTAATGCGCATTTTCACATGTCTTCTGTGTGGTTGGCGTTGTGGGCTGACCGACAAAGGTTTCAAGTGTCCTGGATTTAGGATCGTACGTCAATACAAAAACGATGGAGAGAAGAAAAACAATTTTCCAAAGCATCTTTTACTAATTAGTTAGAATATAATAGACCACCCATGCCATTCTCAATGCGGAGAACATTGTAATTCATGGCATAAATATCCTTATTTACCGACCGAGTATCGTTAATGATACGGGCCGAATCGAGGCGAGAAAAGTTGAGGGTACCGGTGGGCTGCAGCTTACCAGTCTCGAGGCAGAAAGGGTACGTGAAGAGCTTGGTGGCGGGAGTAGAGTTACCATGGGAGGTGTGGTAATAGAGAGGAACCGAACTGTAGTTAGGGTTGGCGAATTTGAAGTCGGAAACATCAGTACCGTTAATTTGGAGCTTGAGCTTATTGTCATCATTGAGGATCTCGAGAGCAGAGCCATCCGCTGAAGCAAGGTACTTGACTGGGTGGTTGAAGTTCAGCTCCTGCATCTTGGAACCGGAAGATACCGCCTTCTGGACCTGGGTGATGAGCATGTTAAGAGGTTCAGCGGCGAACATTTCGCGCTCCTGGGTATCGAGGTAGGCGTAGTTCGCGTAGACATCCCATTTAGAAGCAGCGGCCGCGGCACCCCAAGTGATGCGAAGCTCCACATCATGATATTGGAGGGCAATGAGAGGAAGGGCGGTCTGCCAGTTCTCACAGAAAGCAAACCTGAGAGGGTAGAAGCGCTCGTTGGTGGAGCCACCATAGAGATCACCGGCAACCGACTTGGAAGAGGAGGTTGCGGAGAGGGTGGGTGCGATGAGGGTAGAGTAGGTAGAATCCTGTTCATCAATAACCTGACCTCCCACCATGAGTTCAACCTTGGAAATTACAGTAGTCCAGTCAGCGATAGTATTACTCTTGAGACCGGTGTTTGGGGCGAGGTAGACATAGTTGAGCATGTCACCCTTGCGCTCGAAGCGGACGGTGGACATACCACCATTCGAGACGTTGCCTTGAATGACTTGACGCTCGACAGTTTGGGAAAAATTTGTATGACGTTTGTAGGTGGACCTAAAGAAAGACACCTCGGGCTGACCGACGAGGTGCACATCCTGGGCTCCGACGGCTACGAGTTGGGCAATACCACCAGACATTTTATAATATAGTGAGAGTTTATTTTTAAGCTGGGAAGTTCATAGAACTTCACTGGTTAGATACAAGTGACGAAGTCACTTGGGGTGGAGACTTACAAACTGGGACTCAATTTGTAAGAAGTTTGAATGGGGTGATTCGCGTGAGAATATGAGACTTTTTACGTGAGTGCCTGTAAAGCGATTTCCTTTCGTCTGAGATCTTCGGTGAGTGTCGCAATACTGGCACGGGCATTTGTTAATTCTTCCTCGAGACGCCAACGAGTGAGTCCATTTCCTTCAACAGTACTCTGATTCGATTCGAGAACGTCTATGGTATTTGGATAAAAGATTTTAACTTCATTATATGATTGCTCCCACAATTCTTGAACTGTGGTTGGAAGAGTATTACTCGAGTAATTCACTTTCAGATCACTGAGTTTTGGTTTGTCGTTATTTTTTAATTCACGTGAAACGTATTCCTCTGCGTTACACCATATGTTATATTCAAATCCATCGTTACTAATTTTAATATCTTTTATGAAAATATAAGTATTGGAAACTTCTAAACCGTGACTAACTTCTACTGTTCCCGTATTCGTTAATCCCATTGTTTTATATGAATAGATAAGATTTTTACTTTAAACACTTTACGTATTCAGGTACAAAATATATGCTCTGGATATTCCACCTGGCCCCTGTACTTTAATATTGTTACCACTGTATGTGATATTGGTGTAACCACTATTATAAATAAATCCTACGTGTTTTGTACCGGCCCCATTGTGTGCAAAACGAAACATTGCTGTGTCATTTAACGTTTGATGTACCAAGAATCCAATCCCACAATCATATGTACCAGTTCCTAACAAGGTACGCCAAGTACCGTCGAACCCATATGTGTTATAGCTACTTCGAAAAAATGGTGCTACCATTCCATAGCTAGAGTATATCTGCCCTTTTATTGAAAGGTCGCCACCTGACGTCATTATCATATTTGGCCCGAAAGATTCTATGTCTCCCCTGACGGCTAAGTTCCCCCTCACATCCAACTGAGCTTCAGGGACTTTCCCGATCCCGACGGCCGTATCGCTGATGATCATGGACCGCCCGGTTCGGCCCAAGTTGTACAGTTTCTTGACCTCCGAGGCTTCGAGGGCGACGGAGTAAATTTTGGGGTTTGAAACCATTCCATTGTACCATTGGACGTTTTCGTCTCTGCCTATTCTAACCTCGGGATTTGAAGGTAGATTTAAGGAGTTAAAAGACGAAGCGTTATCGACACTAGTGGGTGTCTTATATTCACCGTTGAGGTAAAATTTATAAGAATCCTGAACAGATCCACCATCGTACGTTACTGTTATATGGTACCACCTGTTATCGTCAATTGTTTCAACATATTGAAAACCAAACCCATCTACACTCATCACCCATTTAGATGTATTTAACCACATATACAGATAAGAATAGGTTCCAGTGTTTGTTCCCACCGTAAATGCAACCCTCGGGGTCGTATCAGCACCGTTGATCCAATAGGACTGTGTATGTGCGTATGCACCGGAAGCACCATTCAGCGTTGCCTTTATATAATTAGAGGAAGAACTTGGGAAACCAGTAAACGCCTTATCCGATGCGGAGTATTGAGCGTTCCCAACAAACGCCCCATGATTCCCCTCCCCCGAGATATCTGTGGGTGAGGAATTGACGGTGGTATCGAAATCCAAAACTATCTTCTCCGGTCTAGGGGTTTCCGTATCCACGTCGTACCGCGAAACGCGGGGAACATCGAGGGACCTTCCTAGAGTCAGCGAACCCTTATCGAGGGTCGTGGGACCGGGGGTGCCGAACCATCTAAGCTCACCTATGATGACCGTAAAATCGTTATGATGTGTCCTCGTCGTAATCAAGGCATAATGGCTGTATGGTCTTTTGGCATTTACGACCACGCCTTCACCCGCCGCCGAATAACTTGAAGTACCCGCAGTACCCCCATATTGAAGTCCGGTGAACGTATGTACATGATACCACTTAGTTCCGTCATTTGAACCTAGAATGACACCATCTTCAGGGGCACAACTTGTACTTGAACCCACTGAAGACCCTCCTTGATGGATATGAATTTGTTTCAAATATATGTCGTACGGCATGGCGATTGTCGTCCATGCACCATAATACCTGGTACCGTCTACGTCATCGAGAAATAGACCAGAAGTGGTACTAGCAGCAAAGTCTGTTCCGGTGTATACGTTACCACCCGAATACCCATTATTGTTTTGATAAGGTCCGTACCATACGTTTTCCTGGCCACCAACGTCATTATTTTTCTTATACATACCCCACGGTGTATTTCCACTATACCAATTTGCAAAGTCCACACAAAACACACCGTGGCCCTCCACCAACGTTTCGTAGCCTGTCAGGGCCCTAGGAGGATACTCTTGAATTCGCTCATCTCCCGCGAGTTCCAATTGGCCCGAGGGTTCGGTGACCCCCACGCCCAAGTGTCCCTTGTACAGGGTCACTTGGGACTTGGACCCCAAGAAATAGTCTTTTTGGTAGTCGTAGAGTTCCTTCACCTGGTCGGCGTTCAGGACCTTGGAGTAGAGACGGAAGTTCGCGATGGAGCCGTTTAAGCCATTGTTCCAATTGGATCCACCATCTTGAGAACCTATAGCTAAAAGTGCGTTTGCTGAAAGACTTAAAGCACCTATCGTACCCGATGTTGTTGTATGATAAATTTCTTTATCATTTACCCATATTCTTCTACTAGTTAGTTCACTACCACCGTCATATGCGGCTACTATATGATTCCATTCACCAATTTTTATATGATCGGCTGAATAAACTATATCATTACTATGAAAAAACCATCTAAAAAGTCCAGTGGATTCTTCTAGTCTTAGAGCACTACAGCTATTAGCACTATGTGTTCCTAATTGTAAAAACGCTTGTTGGATGTGATTGGCGAGATTTGATATCGGTTTGGTCCAAAATGCGAATGTATGAGCATACGCACTCGGTGTTCCCGAATTAGCTAAAGTGGTGGTCATATTTTGAGAAGTCCCGTTAAATGTGAACGCCTTATACGTAGAGTCAAACCCACCGTTGAATGTTCCATTCTGTTGTGTTCCGGCCAGATCATTCACTGTCGTCCCCGATCCCGAGTAACTCGAGGTCTCCTTCGCATCATAGTAGACCTCCAACTGGGTCCCCGTGGTCGCCGGCACGTTGTACACGGTCTTTAGGGTGGTGTCTAGGGAGCCACTGCCTTCTTCGTAGCCGTAGAACTCAAGCTCAGCAATCTCAACCGCCGAATATGTAGCGGTTGAATTAATAGATTTTACGATGAGAGCGAAATATTTATAGTATGATGTTTGTGTTGTTATGTTGATAGTATCCGAATGATTAGAAACATTTTGACTGATAAGAGTCGCCGTTTCAAGGGCACTCCAGCTTCCAGTTAAACCAGTCTCACTCACAGCCACGACCACATCTTTAGGAAATTGAGTTATTCCACTGGCGAGTCGAGTAGAACCTATAACTTTCAGTTTTTCAAGTTTTATCTTCTTAGGAAGTTCGATTGAGACCCATTCTCCTTGGTGACTGTCGCCACCTAGACTAGTGGAAATGAGTTGGTTTGTGGCAAGTGTACCCGACGGTGATTGTCCATCAGCAGCTGTTCCAGGTGAATAC